CTACCGCCGTTACCACCACCATCACCTGTGTAGGAACCACCAGTACCGCTTTGTGTGAGATTACCGCCACCAGTTCCTTTACCACCTTTAACAGTTGATGTGTTTATAAAGTAACTATCACCACCATCAGCACCAAGACCACTACTACCTGATCCACCAGCACCGACAACAACTGTGTATGAAGTACCTGGGACTACTGTGATGTTATTTTTGTACCCTAAACCACCTCCACCACCTGCTAATGTCCATCCTCCACCACCTCCTCCACCAACACAGACAACACATACAGAGGTAACTCCTGGTGGAGGTATGAAGGTATAAGTACCAGCAGTGGTGTATTGAACCTGCTTAGGGTAGTTTTCAATCGCTGAGGTGAGTAAAGCAGCAGCACTCATATCACACTACCAGTTACCACACAAACAGTACCAGAGATAAAGAATATGGTTGCAAGTCCTCGTGTAGCTAATGATAAGGAGTTTCTGTCCGTATTAACACCAGATACATAAGCTGTAGTGATGTTTAGTGTCAGTGTAATAGAGCCTGTGGTATTGTTGAATATCACAACATTCTGTCCAGCAGAGAATGTTGCATCAGGAACAATGATTGAACCACCACTACCAACTTCAATAAAGTTACCATTGTCAGTGGTTGCTAACGTATACGAAGTAGTCTTAGCTGAACCTGACTGTGGTATCGAACGAACATTACCATCAGCATCTGACAAAGGATCAATACCAGTGATAGAACCACCTGTAATGGATACAGCACCAATAGCTTGATACGCTAAAGGACCAAGATCAGCAACATCTTCTTTTGATGCAATAGCCGTAGCAATATTGTTAAACTCTAAGTCAAAGTCAGAGCCTTTTACAAGTTTACTAGGATTACCTGATGGTAAAGAATCTTTGGCAGTAAAGTTGGTTGTCTTCGTATAGTTAGACATTATTAATCCTCTTTAGATTTCTTTACCTTAGTGGATTTGTCAGATTCTTGTTTTACTTCTTCTTTTACTTCATCATAGTCAGGATGTTTACGCATCTGTTCTACATCATATTCAAAGTCAACACCTATAAGGTTGTTTGACCACTTACATCTAAAATAAACCATTGTGACCTCCAGAGTTGAAGGGGCGGTTAAGCCCCTCCTTATTATTAGCTAGGAATGATCAGGGCAATGCCAGATTCATTACGTAGCTCTGCAACACCGTAAAGGGTGTCAGCAGTGTACAGCGTTGAGAGATACTCTTGCTTGTACTGAGCCTGTGAGCGAACAGCCATTTGCTCTGCATGAACCATTGCATCTTTATGGAACATCAAGCAGGCACGAGGAGCAGTACCAGAAGAGGCATAAGCCGTGTCAGCGTTCGTTGAAACAAACACTTTAACGCCGTATACATCACCGATCTGACCGTTACGGATGGTGTTGTTACCACCTTGCTCACCAACGAAAGCCTGCTCAGTAAAGCGAGCAAGACCCATCATCGTGTTACGTGCAACAGGAGGAATCAGGAAGTAACGCTGATCCATAGGAACATCGTTATCATCCAGACGCTGAATGGTACGACGAATAGCAGCATCAGTCAGTGCAGAAGCGTTACCAGCACCAGCACCACCAACGAATGCAGTAGTACCATCACCACCAATGTAAGCAGTGGTTGTACCAGCAACAGAGTAGTCACCAGTAGCGCCAGCAGCGTGTGAGCCATTGAAGAGACGACCGATACGAACAAGGTCAGTATCAACCTGCGTAGCTAGTGCATAGCCAGCATCTTCAGTGTAGAAACGGCGCAAAGAAGCAAGAGCCTGTACTTCTACGATGTCCTCAATCAAACGTGAGTATTCGTAGTGCTTGTTGATAGCGACCTGTACTTCGTCTTCCACGTTAGCCTGAATCGTAACTGCTGTGTTAGCTGCCTTAGCTGCTGCAACACCACGAGTGGGCTTAGGAATATGAAGCAAGTCACCTTTCTTGCCACGCATAGACATCTTGTTGACAAGGTTTGCCATAACAAGGTTCTTCTTGTAAGCGGCAATGATTTCATCAGACCAAATTTCTGGGATAAATTTATCCGCATTGGTCTTGTTAACGATGGAGGAACTACCTCCAGGATAAGTTGCTGTAGCCATTTTAAGTTTCCTTAAGAATTAAGTTTAACGAACACGACCGTCAGCGTATGCTTGCATAATTTCTGGTTGCAAACTTAGATAACGCTCTGGGTCGTTCATTTGAAGCCGAATAAGATCGCTTCGACGATAAATTTTCTTGCTCGTTTCACCAGTACCACCGTCAAGAGAGACAGTCGCAGCTTTTAATGAACGATCTGTTTGATCCTTAAGCTGTTGAGCTGCTTGGTTAACAGTTTCTTCTTTAACCTTTTTAATGGCCTTGAAGTTGTTAAGCAGTTCATTAGCAGAATCAAAATCAAATTGTTGATCAGCAGCTACATATAAACGTTGACGGACATTGGACTGTTTAACCCAATCAGCAAACTCAGGATCAGAGATCACTTGAGCATAATCTGGATGAGTTTGAGCTAGCCTGTTTGCAGTTTGCATACGTGCCATTTGTGCAGCAGCCATTTGAGCTTGCTGTACTGCAGGGTGTGTAGCTACTGCTTTATTAACTGCCTTCACAGGATCGGCAAAAAAATCAGTCTCTTCTTCAACAGCCTCTTTTGCTTCTACCTTTGGGGTATTGATTTGCCTCTTGATTAGCTCATCAGCAAGCCTACGAACTTCACCAACCTCTTGAGCCTGACGACCAATTAGCTTTTCAGCTTCTTGATACATCTTGATCAAGTCGTCCATTGATTTACCCTTTAGTTTTTCAGGGATCTCTGGAGCTGCTGGTTCTTTAGCCTTCTCTTCTTCGGCTTTAAACTCATCAGCATCATCTAAAGAATCTACAAATTCAGCCATGTGCGCCTCCTAGTCGGGTTAAACCCAATTGTTAGGATGTTAAAAATATCTAAGTTATCCTTCATAGTAGGACTTAGATTGTGCTACTTTAGCTGCCTGTTCGTGCATCTTTGCCCATCGATCAGCAGCACCAGGAAAAGAACCAGTAATACCTTCTAGTTTACTTTTAGGAGCTGCTAACTTACGATGTGCTTCGTTACCGCAAACAGAACAAACTACAGTTCTTTGATCATGTTGTACAAAGTGTTCTGAGATATGTCTGTTACTACAAACAAAATCATTTAGAATCTTCATTCAACAAATCCTCATAGGTTTTTTCTGAGACTTCTTTGAGTGTCAGGAACCAATCTAATATATCTAGTTGACCTTTTTTGAATAACAAGTTATTGATGTCTGATACACTTGTTACCTTATTATAGTTATCGAACATATCCTGCATATCTTCTACAAGATCTTTCCAACCTGGGTGTAAAAACAAATCAAATCTGTTTTCATAGTAAGTTTGTAACTTCTTATCCAATAATGACTCCAATATCGCTTGTTATTTAATTAGTTGAATCTGCCCCTAAACCAAGGTCAATAACAGTAACAATCCACTGGCATGTCGCTTCATCAAGCGTTGCATCATCACTAGGTTTTGGTGGAATGAACGCATCCCGCGCTGCATCAAACGTATAGCCAATCCCAGCATAGTTCTTTCTGAAATTAGCGTTGTAACTAGTCTGCTTCCACGTTCCACCGAGCAAACGCTCACAGAAGGCTGCGCCGATGTATTCCTTCTCCACGCCGAAAGCATCAGCCGTGTCTTTGTTGTCTACAACGATCACTTGTTGAACGATGTTGTTTTCGTCAATGCGGGCGTAGTGAGCCATTCAAGCCTCCAGTTTCAATCCAGTTAAGTCCATCTCTTCCCCAACAGTACCCACAGGGAAGGTATTAAACGATAAAGATATACGGGTTGTTTCACCCTGCACATTAGGAACCATGTGTGTTAAAGATGAGGGGAACAGAATCAATCTTCCGGCGTAAGCCTCAAACCACCAAGACTCCGAGTTATACGCATTCCAGTTATCGGTAGGAAATTTAATCTGTTGCCAGCCGTCTTTGTAAAAGTAAATCCGGTCATCAGGATTAGTCTGCACATAAAACACACCTGAGATATACGAATTGGGGTGTGCATGCTTGTGGTGGTACTGACCTTGTTCTGAGTAGTTGCACCAGCTTTGCGTAACGCGCAAGGACACGTTGTGCTTTGGGTTGACAGTGGATTTGAAGTATTCCGATACCGAATCTTCAATGAATGATCTGAGTGACGTTAGAGCTGGATCACGCAGGACAAAATTGTTTGTGCTTGTCGTATTACCCATATTCGGGCGTGTCTCAAGCTCACGGATGAAGAACAACTCCTCATCGCTTAACGGGCGACCGAGATCGGCAAAACCTACCGCTGTGGGGAATAGGTTATGCAATTGCATCTTCAATCTCTTTCATCTTGATGCCCATTTCCTCTAACTGCTCTGGCAACCACATCGTAGGGATTGACTCTTCAAACTCTTTGATCTTGTCCATCACCCAGTAAACCTCATCCATTGACGGACAGGGTCGTGGATCATCCCAGCGTGTGAATTGATTGTTTGTGATTTCCCACTTAGCACCGGGGCGAAGCATGTGCATCGCCGTATCAATGCCGAGGAACCTGTAGACCTT